ACTGGAGTTCAGACGTGTGCTCTTCCGATCTGCGCATACACGGCTACCTGCCTGTTACGTCCATCAACACGGATCGCGCGGACCTCGGCGACAGGATGGCGGCGACGATACGCCACAACCGTGCGCGCGGCAAGCACCGCGTAGACGGAATGTCAGAGATAGTGCTGGAACTGGTGAAGCGCAAGTGGTCAGACCAGCGTATCGCGCGCGAGTTGGGCATGGAGCCCGATGAGGTCCTGAGGCTGAAGCAGGTTGGCGGGCTTGCGGAGATATTCGCCGACGAGGAGTTCAGTGAGGCGTGGGGCGTCAATGATGAACCCGATGTGGAGTGATGCGTTCGGGCTGTGGGCGCAGACCGAAGACCATGTGCGCGTGCTGATGAATGCTACGCGGCGGATAGACGACGCGTTGTCTACCGCGGCGCGGCCCTACGTGGCATTCAGCGGCGGCAAGGATTCGACCGCTATGCTCCACTTAGTGTTGCAGCGCCGTCCTGGTGTAGTCGTGTGGCACTGGGACTACGGCCCAGCCTTTGTGCCGCGAGAGTACGAGACACAGATAGTGGCTAATGCCTATGCGCTGGGGGCGGCGCAGGTGGAGACGGATACGTCGGCGGAGTATGCTCGGCTTGGGCGGGACGCCGATAACGTATGGGGACATGAGTTCTTTGCGCGGGTAGCGCCGTCGCTTGTAGCGCGCGGATTTGACCTCGCATTCGTCGGCCTACGGGCGGAAGAGGGTTGTGGCAGGAGGCGACGCATAGCGACGCAGGACTACGCAGGGCCGATGAATGAGTGCTGGCCATTACAGGATTGGCGTTGGCTCGACGTGTGGGCGTATATCGTGAGTAATAGCCTGCCGTACTTGGCGCATTACGATGATGTCGCCGGATTGGTGGGCTATGAGAAGAGCAGGTTCTCGACACTGTTTGACAAGCAGTTTCTGCACTTGGGCACCGAGCAGGTTGATAACGTTGTACACTGGCGGCACAGGAACGACTGACGCACGCAGCACACCACATCACTCAGGAGGCAAACTGGATGATGCAACGTGACAGACAGAAAGCAGCAGCCGCACAAGCAGCAACCCGTCGAAAACTGGTGGACGCCCGGTCGCGTCCGTAGGCTCCTCAGCGTCTACCCGCAACTCAAAGAGGCAGCATACCTCGACTGCCGCATTGACGCGCCCGACGGTGACAGCGGCACCAACGTCGGGAGCTCGCGTCAACCCCGACTACTCCCCCGAACGCTCGACTGCGCAATGATGAAGGCCGACCTGGATATGGCGATTGCGCGCCTGCCGATGCACCTGCGCATGGTGGCGCTGGTATACTGGGTGCGCGGGTACTCGGATGCCGAGGCAGTAGGGCGAATGCTCCGGCTGTCTACCCGCCAGATATTCCGCCACCTGAACCAAGCGCGGGAACGCATGGTCTCCCACCTCTGCGAAAACCAATGTCAGTAAACTCCCCACTTGTAACGAATACTCAAAAGAGGGGAGGAACATGGCGACACTCGCAGCAGAGAATGCGCTCGCTATCTACAACAGCCTGATTGTCTCGATATGCCGCGACCTGTGGAGCCGCAGGGCTCCGTCAACGTGCGACTGGGAAGACGTGGCGCAGGAAGTGCGGCTTGCCATTCTGACCGGCAGCGTAGAGATCAACTCGCTGCACGCCGCGAAGAACATCCGCAATGCCGCAGTCGACGCGCTTCGTCGCCTCACCCGCGACGCCCACATGGTCACCGCTTCGAGCGACCCAGCAGTCGAAGCACTCTTCTATTCGTCATCGGGACGCGCTGAACACGCGCTGCTCGACTGACTACGGTTCCGGCCCGCCCCGCCCCGCCACCTGTAGGCCCAAAGGGCACCTATCTACAGCGGAGAGGCGGCTGTGTGGACGGGCCGAGCAATGACCGCACCGTCCACCTTCGCGGGCTGGCGGCGGTGTGCGAGAGAAGGGAAAGCCCGCAGTGACAGACCGGCGGCCCGTGCGCTTCATGCAAGCGGGCGGCCCATCATTCCCCCTGCTGCTGGATACTGCGGCTTCCGGCGGCAGTCATTCCGTTGTCGAGCTACCGGCCCATATCCCGCCGCAGTCGGTAAGCTCACCCGCAGACAGGCCCGCGCTCCTCCGACAGGGGCGCGGGTCATTCTACTATCCCACATAGGTTGAATGAAGTTGAACGCCAATGCCAGCTCCCAAACTCAAAGACGGGCATCGAGAAGCCCTGAAGGCGTGGCTTTGCGAGGGCCTGTCTAATGGCGACTGTATCGACAATCTGAAAACCGAGTTTGGCATAGATGTTACGCCTCCGGCCATCAATTACTACCGTGACCAGTGTGCGGATCAGATAGCCGAAGCGGAGGCCGCTGCCTACAAGCGCATCATTCAGCAGGGCATGACCCGCAGGAGCGAGCGCATCAAGGCGTTGGCAGCGGAGGCAACGCGCGCATACAGTGCTCTGCAGCAGTTCAAGCCGGGTCAAAAGGGCTGGGCGCAGGCAAGCGCGGAGTGGCGTGCGTTAGTCAAGGACTTGCGCGATGAAATGAACCAACTGACGCAACGCATCGAGATAAGCGGCCCCGGCGGCGGACCTGTCCAGGTGGTGCCCATCTTCGCACCGGAAGACCCGCTGAACCACATCAACGAAGACAATGACAACGATAGCGGAGAAGACGACGGCGCAGACTGACGCACCTGTCGAGTGCCAACGCTATCACAGGCACCCCGGTCAACTTCAGTTCCTCCTCGACCCGTCGCGCTATCGCCTCGCCTGCGCTGGCATCGGCGGCGGCAAGTCGGAAGTCGCGGCATTCGAGATAGTGCGGCACATGCTGCGCTACCCGAAGATCGAAGCCCTCGTCGCGGCCCCGTCGTATCGCATGATATACCGCTCCGGTGGTCCCGCCGAGGTCGTCCGGCGCGTGGCCCGCTGGTGGGGCACCGATAGCGACGGCAAGCCGCATATCGTCCAGCAGGACAACCGCTCCGGCGACTGGATAGAGTTCGCCAACGGAAGCAAAATCTGGTACTGCTACGCCGCCGAACCGGACAGCATGCGCGCCGCAGAGGTCAGCATCTTCTGGCTTGACGAAGCCGCGATGTGCCCCGATGAAGCATTCACCATCCTCATCGGCAGGTGTCGCCAACCGGGCAAGTACCCGCACCGCGGCTGGTTGACGACGACGCCGCGCGGGCAGAACTGGGTCTACAAGCGCTTCGTGAAGGACCGCGCCGAGTGGTCGCCTGAACGCCAGGCGCGCTACGGCTATCATCACTGGACGACCTATGACAACCCCGGCCAGCGACCCGACGACCTCGTTGCGATGGAGGAGGCCTACGGGCCGGGCACGGACTTCTACCGGCAGGAGATGCTGGCGGAGTTCGTTGCATTCGCCGGGCTTGTCTACGCTATGTTCTCAGAGGACAGACATGTCGCAAGTGGACCCCCGAAGCGCGAGAAGCTGCGTCGAGTTGTCGCTGGTGTTGACTGGGGCGTTACGCATCCTGGCTGTATTGCTGTCTGTGGCGTGGACGTCGACGGCGTGCACTGGTGGTTAGACGAGGTGCACGCACGCGGCATGGTCACGCACGGCGAGCCTGGCAATGACTGGCTGACCGAGGCGCGACGGCTGCAGGCAAAGTGGAACATCAGCACGTTCTTCTGCGACCCGGCTGACGCGAATGCACGGTTAGCATGGTCGCGCGCTGGCTTGCCGGTGACAGCGGCGGACAACAGCCGCCTCCCCGGAGTCCGGCAGGTGCAGGCGCTCATGGCGGGCGACAAGCTGCAGGTCATTGCGGCCAACTGCCCGGCGACCATGAGTGAGCTGACGCAGTATCACTGGAAGACGGACAAGGACGGAAACCCGCTCGAAGACGCGGACCCGGCCAAAGAGTTTGACGACGCACTGGACGCCCGCAGGTACGCCGAAATGGGGCTTACTACTGCGGGCGCACCTGCGAGCATTGCCACTTCCGGCGCTGGCTACGTGGCCCGCTACTGACCACCACGAGGAGACGCATGGCAGCTACAGCCGACAGAGACATCGATGATATGCGCAAGCGCGGCCCGGATGTCGGCACGTCGGGCATGGTGGCCGCCGAGAACTGGGATGACTGGACGCCCGGCCCGTACAGTGCCTTCCCATCGCGCAAGCAGCGCACCTACGAATACAACCTCATGGCGCACAAGGACCCGACAGTTCGAACCTCGCTGATGATTACGCAGTTCATGCTGCTCAACAAGCTCGGTGAGTACAGCAACGAGAACAAGCAGGTGCAGGAGCGTGTGCGGGACCTGCTGCAGAAGATCGACGGTGGCATGCGGCACGTGTGCCAGCAGCTTCTGTCGGCGTTGTGGGCAGGCTACGCGGTGCTTGAAAAGACCTGGGAGACAGGCGCGAGTGAGTGGTATGTGCGAGAGTGCGAACTGCTGCACCCGCTGACGTTCTTCGCGACCAATAAGGACACTGAGGGTATCGTACTGGACCCGGTGGCAAAGAAGGTCACCCAGGTGGTGCAGTATGGGCACCCGAAGGACGGGTTATGGTCTGACGCATCGGTCTCCATCCCTATCGACCGCGTGCTGTATTGGCCGCTGCTGCGGGAGGCGCGCGAGGACACCTACGGCAACAGCTTGCTCGAAGGCGCGCGGCGGGCATGGTTCAGCAAGGTCCGCGAGGAGAACTACTGGAACACCTTCGCGGAGAAGTGCGCATGCCCGACGCCTGTGTTCTGGGTGCCGCATACGACGGTGACGAACGCGCTAGGCGAGTCACAGCCAATCTCGCAAGTGCTAATGGAGACATACGAGACAGTGCGGCCCGGCGAGGCCATTGCCATCCCCATCGACAGTGATATGCCCTACAAGATGGAAATGCTCGTGCCCACCGGCGACGGCGAGGCATTTGAGCGTATCTGCCGCTACTGGGATAGCCAACTGTTCAAGGCAATCCTGACCCCGAGGCTGCTCGTGGAGGAACCTGAGCACTCCAGCCGCGCGCAGTCCGAGACGAACCTCGACCTGTTCGTGATGACGCTGGACGGCATCCGCGTCGAAATGGGCGAGGTCCTCATTCATCAGCTAATCAAGCCCCTAATTTTCTACAACATCGGCCCGCAGGATGACTATGGCGAGTGGGCATTCGAGCCGCTGAGTGACAAGGACCTGGAGAGGCTGGCCGCTATCTTCGAGCGGCTGGAGCGCGGCAAGGCCTCGGCTGCGATGACTACGGGTGGCTTCTCGCCTGCCGATGACGCGAAGCTGCGCGAGACCTTCGGCGAGGACCTGTACGCGACGCCGGAGGAAGTGCAGGCGGCGGAGGCGGAGCGCATAGCGCAGATACGCAAGGAGCAGGAACTGAAGCGGGAGGCAATGCCCGAGCAAATGCGGCTGCCGGTGGATGGCGACGAGGGCGCGCAGGAGGGCGACGGATTGAACGGACGCGCCAATGGTGGCATGATTGACGCTGAGTGATGCGTGCAATCAGCCTGGGAGGGCACCATGAAAGAGCGGCATGAACGCGATGGTGTTGTGTTCTACGCGGTCTGCAACTGCGGGGAGACAAGTGTGCGCGTCTCTCACGGGACGTTTAGCCGCACTGGTTCATCGGGACAGCCGAATGCATCAGTTATCAACGGCATAAGCTGCGTGAAGCCGAAGACGGTGACTTGCGAACGGTGTGGCGAGGCGTGGGTGGCGCAGAAGGATAGCGGTATCGTGCCGCTTAAGCCAATGGACGGAGAGGACGTGCCGCAGTAGCAGCTATCGCAGCCGCATCGGCAACGCACAGCGCGGAGGGAAGCATGATGGCAGAACAGCGATTTGGGTTCTATGACGCACTGACTATGGTGCGCGATGGCGAAGCGAGCATTGACCTGCGTTCGCATATACAGAGTGCTCCAGGTGTGCGCGGCGGCCTGGATTGGTACATCCATTCACTGCGGCTGGACCCGTCTATCGCGATTCAGAAGGATGCCACGCCAGACGGAACAGAGGCGGCATATCATATCGAGGGGCGCAATGCGGCCCGCGTTGTCGGGACACTACAGCACGCTGCTCTTACTGGCGAATGGTATCACCCTGGCCCAATCGAGGAACTGGACGACCCGGCGTCCGAGTGGCACCTGTGGGATGCCGTGGATGCGGTGAGGCGGGGCGATGCAATCTATGACGGTTCGTTGGGCCTGTGGAATGAAGGCGCAGGTGATCGCTCACTCGACTGGACTGTGCATTTCTCGTTATGCGGCGATGCGTGGCGAGGCTCTGCGGTGCTCGTGAAGCACAAGACGCCGAACATGCCAGATGCGGCGAAGAGTGCTGCCGTTGGGGCCGATGGGATTCGCTTCGCGCTATTCGCAACGTGGCACGCAATGTCCGGGGTAGATGTTCGCCATTTACCAGAGTTGAAGTATGAAATGGACAGGTTCGCATACCCATAGCCACCGCGACCGCACTTGCATTCCAGCGCACCGAACGCCCGGCGCTCGACGCTGCGGTGGCGTCCATCCGCAAGCTGTTGCAGCAGGCCGACTATGAGTACTTTGACACAGTAGCGCGCGAGTACTGGCACACACGGGAACCCGTGGTGCTGGACTGGGTGCGCTACCCCGACTGGCTGTGGCCTCGGCTGCAGGACGCGCTCGGCGACGTTGTGCAGGCAGGCTTCGACGCTCAGAAGCGGCGCATCATCGACCGCATCTACAGCAGGCCGGTGAGCATCTACGCTCCCGCGCCGCCACCGACGCCACCGCCGCCAAGTGCCGCAGAGGCGTTGCCGGTACCGGACGCCGCACGCCCGGCTATAATCATCCGGGAGCGCCAGACGGTCTACCCGCGAACAGCGATAGACACCTACACCGCCAACCGCATCCCGCCGCTGCGTCACGAGATCACGGAGCGCAGGCGGCTACTGTGCCGCGACATAGTGCGTGACGGTATCGGGCGCGGCGACGGTGTTCGGCCCATCATGCAGGACCTGCGCGACAACGGGTTCGGTATGAGTGACTGGCATCGCGAGACCATAGCGCGGACCGAGGCGGCGACGCTGTTCGCCCACGGACAGATGGCTGAAATGATGGAGAGCCCGTCTGTTGTCGGCTTCCGGTTCTTCGCTATCATCGACGACCGGACGACCGAGACCTGCGCGTACTTGGACGGCAAGGAGTTCCTGAAGGGCGCGGCTGATGGTGTCTACCCGCCGTTGCATTTCTCGTGCCGTAGCACCGTTGAAGAGATATTCCTGTGGGATAAGCAGCCGAAGTGGCAGACGCCCGAGGACGTGCTGGCTGGTGCCGCGAAGGCGCAGAGACCGCTGCCCGGCTTCGGCCACGTGGACTATGACAGCCTGCCGCGCGAGGCGACTGCGCAGGACCTGTACCGGGCGCTGAATGATACCGAACGTCCCCAGGCGTTACGGTTTGCGGATGACTTATTGCGGCGGATTGGCTCGCTCTACCGCACGGTCAAGCGCTGGCTTACGGGAGGGTAGTGAAGAACCATGACTGATATTAGGCAGGCGCAACCGACCACCTACGACCGCAATAGCGACCTCCCAGACGACGTACAGGCGGCGCTCAACAGGCGCGGACAGGGCGCGTGGCGGCTGCTGTACAACGAGGCGGTCAAGCGCGGCGCAACGGTGGCGGAGGCTATGCTGGCAGCGTGGGAGGCCGTCAGTCGCAAGAGTGGCTGCAAGACCTGCGGCAGCGGCATGAACTTCTTCAACTGAGCACGACCCGACCCTAAGCAGCACACAACCGAACAGCCACACAGGAGCCCCCTTCGCCGGGGGCTTTTTTCATGCCCGGACATAGCGCAGCAGCCGCGCAGACAGGAGTGGATGCAATGCCAGAAGACCACGGGCTGTTCCTCAACTCCATTACCCCGCGAGAGGTGCGGGCAGAGAAGACCGACGCAGGCACGTGGATGGTGCGCGGCCTGCCTATCATGCGCGTGGGGCAGTGGAATGGCACTGACTACACCGCAGCCGACCTGCGCACCATTGCCAGCAACTTCGCGACGAAGCGCGACGAGCAGGCATTCGAGCCTGGCATGTGGCCGCGCCACAACTATCAGCACGACGGCACACCCGTTCCGCAGGACGCATCCTCGGCGCTTGGCTGGTATCGCGACGTGACCTTCGACGATGCGACCGGCGCGCTCCTCGGCGATGTCGAGTTCTTCGACGAGAAGACGGTGCAGGACATGAAGCGCGGTCGCCTGCGCTACATCAGCGCCGAGATACGCAACTCACCGGACACAGGCCGCTCCCTCGCGGGAGCG